GCTTTATAATAGGGAGTGCTCGCCCAAACGTGTTCGGCACCCCAAGGCTTTTCACTAATCATCCTTATCCTCTTAACAGTTTCTTGCCGGGGGAACTCAATTTACTGGCCACCTTGTTGACATCGCCCACCACAATGTGGGTCTCTGACACGTTACCTTGATTTACCGTTACCGCAGTAAACGTGTGCTCCTGCGACAGATCTCCTGGGAGCTGACCCTCGTGCAACATCCTAGTATATTCTACAGCCTGACGAATATTAACCACAAATTCCTTATTAATCCACACCTCGCCTAGTTCAAAACGGGGGACCGATGTGCGTTCCATTCGGGGGTTTCTATCTGTCCTGTTGATAACTTCTACAAACCTAATCATCTTTCTTCTCCGACACTATACACATTGCGCGCGCGTACTGACCACACCTCACCATCACACAGAACGTTTATGTAGTCCTCCCAATCATGTGGGGACTCGGCCACCACGGCTATTTTAGGACTCTTTGTTTTCTGAAATCTAAGAGGGATATTTATTTGTGCGCCATCACTAGTGCAATCAAGTAGCTCGACTGCCTGGGGGATATGAACCAAATCCCCTATCACATATTCTGTTTTCATCTAGTCTGCCCCGAATGCCTCTGCCTCATAAGCTGTCGATTCAATAGATACAGCTGGCTTCTTCTGCTCGCGGCGATACTGCTCATAGCCCTCGATAATTTCGGTTATTTCCTGTAGTCGCGTGTCTACTTCGAGTAGCGCCTTGCGATAGTCCTCAATCATATCGAGAACCTTAGTGGTGTTTACAGGCTCATCGTCTGTCCCCTGTAGTTCTGTTTGAATAAGCTGAAACATATCAATGGCATGCTTCATGTCATCCTGCGAAAGTCCCAGGATCTTTGCAGTCTCCGGAAGGATCTGCTCTTCGTCAACTGTGTACGCTAACTTAACTCTCATCGTTTATCTCCTAAAATAGCGCTTTCCACGCGGTTTGTATAACAAGTCCCACCACAGAGCCGCCGACAATCCACATCACTCGGCTGTTGGTAGCCTTCCAATTCTCAATGTGTTGGATACGAATATCTAGTTCTTTGAGGCGGGCGTAAAGTCCGGAGTCCGGGTTGTAAACAGCCTCCTTGATCTTGCTGATGTTCTCGGCGAGTTCATCCTGCTTATCTAGAAGGGTTTGTACTTTGCTGGATAACTCCACCATCATAACGGTTAGTTTTTGCTGCTCGTCTTCGCTCATACCTACAGCCTCCCTACACCCCTAAGTAGACCTAGATTTCTATAATGGCGTGCGAAGTTGTTATTAATGTTCCGGCAGCAGATGCAGCATTCCGTAGGGCTGTGCATGTAACCTTTGCCGGGTCAATGACGCCCGTCTCCAACATATCTACCATCTCATCGGTGCGGAAGTTATAACCAATATTCCCTTCCTCTGCTTCGACGCGAGCAAGGACCAGATCCGGGGATAGTCCACAGTTTTCTGCCATCTGACGCAAGGGTGCCTTAACAGCTTCCCTAACTATCTCGATGCCAAAAACCTGATCTTCATTCTCCGCCCCAATGCTCCAATTAATATTGTTGGAGGCACGCACCAAAGCCACACCACCTCCAGGCACAATGCCCAGATCCTGGGCAGACTTAACAGCCTCAAGTGCATCTTCGATACGATGTTTCTTTTCAATCATTTCAACTTCAGTAGCTGCACCGACACGAATAACTGCTACACCAGAAGCCAACTTAGTAATACGTTCCTGAATCTTGTCACATTCGCGCATGTCTTCTGTCTCCGTCATCTCCGCCTTAAGCAGTTCGATGCGGCGATCAATTTCCTCAATGTCACCCTTACCACCAATCACTGTGGTGTTGCCCTTGGTGATATCAATAGAACGAGCCTGTCCAAAGTCTGCCAGCTTAATATCTCGTAAGGTAGTTTCAGAATCACGAGAGAAGAACTCAGCGCCGGTGGAGAGCGCTAGATCCAAAAGACCATTGCGGCGGCGTTCTCCATAGAATGGTGCTTTGACTGCAGCAATCTTCATGGATCCTCGCACTGTATTCATAATAAGAGCGGCTAGCGCCTGTCCTTCTATCTCCTCAGCGACAATAACCAGGGGTCGTCCGTCACGAGATACGATCTCCAGGGCGGGCAAGATTTGGTCCACGGTGTCAATTTTATTATCAGTGATAAGCATCAGAGGACTCTCGTAGTGAACGGCTCCTCGGCGCTCGTCTGTCACAAATGCACTCGCAGCATAGCCAGCTTCCAGACGGAAGCCTTCGATAACGTCCAAAGTGGTGCTGACTGTCTTAGATTCCTCTATAGTAATAGAGCCATCCTTACCAGCCTGATCCACCGCAGTGGCGACTAGCTTGCCGATAGTTGTATCGTTGTTAGCAGAAATAGTGGCAATGCTCTCAACATCATGGAGAGTCTCGATGTGAGTTGCAGTATCTTCCAGGCGCTGAGTGAGCTTCTCTACGGCAACATCGATGCCTCGCTTAAGCTCCGTAGGGGAAGCCCCAGCGGTAATGTATCGCTGCGCTTTTACAAGAATCTCTCTTGCGAGCACAGTGGCTGTGGTTGTACCGTCACCTGCGACGTTGTTGGTCTGGGCGGTTGCTTGCTTAAGGATCTGCGCGGCGGCATTCTCAAACTCATCGTCCAGAAACACAAACTGGGACACTGTTACACCATCCTTGGTGATAATAGGGTCCTTTCCTTTTTGATGAAGGATAACATTTCGACCCTTAGGTCCGAGTGTGGTGGCCACGTTATCAGCCAACTTGTTCACACCATCTAATACTTTCTGATTCAGACCTCCGCGGTCCTCAAACTTGCACTCGGGCACAAGTCACCTCTCTTTCTTATTGTTTTATTATAACACAGAAGTTTGTAATGTCAAACTATTTTTCGCTTTTTAGTTCGGTGGTCTTTTCTTCGATGTCCTGGGCGCTCTCGATAGCCGTCATTGCTTTGCTGTTGTCGGCTAAGCCGCCGGCAAAGAAGCCATTAAGGTTGTCAGACAAGCTCTTGAGTGATGTAAAAACACTAAAGATCTCCTGATTAAGTATGTCTGACACCTGGGTAAGCATTGCCTCCACGTAAGCGCCTCCGATTCGAAGCTCGCCTAGATATTCAGCGTTAACGGGATAGTCGGGATTGGTTGCTTGTTTATCGTTAAGGTCCCACTGTGTGATACCCCCGGCTCCACCGACAACCATACCATAAGTATTCTTAAGAGCTTCGATCTTACCGGCTTCGTCGAGACCATTATAGTAATCCCTAATAGCGTCATGGTTGGCGCTAATCTGAGCATTGTACTCTTCTTCTGCTTTCTTTCCGAACTTGACCGAGGTCCAATCCACATTCTTAAGAGCATCGGCGCGTGCCTTGGCTACTTCAGATGACCCAAAACTTTCCACCATCGCGTCATGCTTGCTTTTGATAGATTTGGCAAGATCTTTAATAAATGCCACGACGCGTTGTCGGGCTGCATTACTTCGGAGACCCTGCCAGGCAGAAGCCTCTCCGTACTTAGGCATAAAAACCTCATCGAAGATAAATTGCTGTAGTTTACTGACAGACCCCATCTTCGTGTACGCCAATCCATTCCAGTTCTTGGCAAACAACTCTTTATGTCCCCCGTTGGCATATTGCATTACTTTGAAAATACCATCCGGACCGTTTACAAAGTTGTCAATAGAGAAATTTGGATCGATCTCTGCCATTACAGGAGAGACTGTAACCTCATCAATATTATCGCCTACTGCATTGATGAGGGCTCTTTCCAGCTCCTCATTAGGCGGAACCCTATCAGCGCTAGGGATCTTGTCTGCTATCGCCTCGCCGCCGGCGATCATGGATGCGGGCATCTTTACGATGTCAGGGTGCATTGACGCTAACATCATATCAACAATATTATCGAGAGTAATGTCGAACTGGTAGAGTTTGATTTCGCCCTTTTGATCTAGACCTTCACCACTCAGTATCTTAATGCCCGAGATGTATCGCATCGCGCGACCCTTGGGGTGGCTGAATTTAGGATCGATAAGGTCTCCTACCAAATCCCTCCAAGAGCCGCCAACGTGGAGCTTAGTATAAAGTTTAAGAGAGATGGGCACACCGTCTCCGGTGATAAAGTCTGCAATCGTACCCGTGTTCGCCGGGACCTGTTGTCCGTCTAGTAATACCGCAAGAAAGGATTCAAAACTAAACCCAGCAGAGGCAGCATTAAAGTTTGTCACCACCTTGGTCAATGTCTTGTAGAAAACCAGATATGAAATGAGCTGAGATATGGCTTCGGCATTATTTGATGCCTGTTCTGTTACCATCTTGGGTCCAGCGGGACCATAAAACTCCTCAAGAGATTTGATCTGCTCCTCAAAAGAAGCGCCAGGGGAACCAATATTGTCCAGATACTGCTGCAGCAGGGCGCGTTGCTCGGAGGGAATATCTACCCCCTCCTCTGTGGTGCTTACATCGGACCACCCAATCTCGGAGACTGGGATGTCCGGGATCATAGACCAGTCAAAGCGCGCCTTTGGTGGCATCTTAGCATCTTGCTCTGTCAGCAGGAGCTTCAAAACTTCAGCAACAATATTCTCTGTTTCGTCTTTCTTAGAGTAAAAACTCTCGACCAGGGCATCAATATTCATTTTCTATCCTCGGGAACTAATACTAATTAGATGATTTTATCGACAATACCCATTTCTAATGCATCCTCAGCAGAGAAAAACTCATCGGTATTGCGGGAGAGGATGTTGTGAATCTCTCCAACAGAAAGGTCGGAGTTGTCAGCAATGGCGCGAACCATCATGTCCTCCACAGTCTTCATCTCCTGAAAGCTCGTACGAATATCAGCCTGTGTGCCCGCTGTGCTAGTGGAGCAGTGGTGCATCATAAGTCTTGCATTGTGTGCCATGTAGCGCTTTCCCTTAGTGCCGTTAGCCAAGAGGGGAACTGCTGCAGAATAGATCTTTCCAAATCCAAACGTCGCAATGTCGCGGTTCGGCTTTACGATATTCATGATATCATATACACTAAACATATCATTGACTGACCCACCTCCGGAGGAGATATAAAACTCAATATCTGAGTCATCATCCAGGTCTTCCCTATCAGCCAGGATCCTGCCTCCATTGTACTGCAGGAGGACCATCGCCAGGTTTTGGGCGGCAGATTCAGACAGGTCCCCTCCGAGACCCATCAGTGGGGGTTCCTCGTCTCCCACCGCCGCCATCACAGCTGCGACTTCTTCCGGGGTTAACTCTTGCTGCTCTTCTTCATTTCCAAAAATCATTTTGCTCTCTCTTCTCGAAACGTCTCATTCATAAAGCTAATCGCTTGGTTCCAGCTTTTGAATGGCAACATGCCCCGAAAGTGTCGGGGGGATCGACTTACTAAAGATAGTATAACTGTGTCCTTCCAGTTTGTCAAGAACTTGTCGTCAGTTTCTTCAAAGACTTTAATCTGTTCCGGGGTGAGCTGTGCCTCCTCCATCGCTGATCTCTTGAGTTGGCGCAGGAAGTAAATGTCTTCCGTCATCTTGGCCAACATCCAAATCAAGTGAATGACTGTCTCTTGCACCATGCGATGCAAATGAACAACTTCAAAAAAACGACTCAGAAAGACACTGATAAACACACCACAACAGAATCCTAGAGCCACAAAGATAGTAAGCTCTTCCATGGTTACTTCATACATAATTATTCCAAACTAAAAAGGCTGTGGGGGTTACCCACAGCCTTTAGTATATGTTAGGAGCGCTTGAAAATCAAGCGTTATTTTTACTTCTTAGTGAGTGCGCTCTTCAGAATGCGGGCAGCCACACGCTTTGTGATCTGCTCCACGAGTTCGTCAGTGGCAACACCTTCCTGAGTAGGAACGGGATCACCGGCTTTGCCAGCAGCGCGTCGGGCACCACGCATCTCCTTGCGTCGATCCTTCATGCTCTGCTTCTTGCCGGATTCCTTGCCGTCCTTGGCGCCGAGGTGCTCGTCCTCACGGTCGTCAGCACCCTGCTTCTTTTCCTCTTCCATGTAGTCGCGCTTCGAGCGCATCTCGTCGCCCTTGTTGCCACCGTACTTCTGACGCTCATCGAGTTCATCGTCCTCGTGGGCGCCCTCGTCCATATAGTCACGGTCGCTTCGGCGCTCGTCGCCCTTGTTACCGCCGTACTTCTGGCGCTCTTCAAGATCAACATCGAGGTCAACGTCTTCTACATCGTCTGCAGCGTCCAACTCAACATCAGCCTCGACCTCGTCCTCGACGCTAGCCTCAACTGGCTGACCTGTGACGTCCTCAAGTGCACTCTCAAGTGCGCTCAGGAGGTCGCCGACCGAGATCATCTGGTCGCCACCATCAGCCATGGCATCAAGCTCGTCTGCCTCTTCATCGGCAACCTCGTCTTCGTGACCAAGCTCATCTTCAGTGGCGTGAAGCTCAGCTTCCTCGTGCTCACCTTCGTCAAGGTTATCCACGGCTCGACCGCCGCCGCGGTGAGGTGCTGGGGACTTGTTGAGTTCGTTAGCGCCTCGACCGTGACCCTCATCGAGGTCGTCGTCCTTAGCGTGGCGCATCTCTCTCATATCTTCGTCTTCGTCACGGTATGCTGGCATGCCGCGCTCCTCAAGATCCTGAGCTGTTCTCTCGGTCAGACCCTCTACAAAACCCGGGGTCAGGGGGGTAAGCTTTGCAAGCTTCATGAACTGGCGAACCTGGGATTCGCTCAAAAGTGTTTTTTTCGAATTCGACATTTTCGTTTAATCTCCTAACATTATCGCGAAATATGCTATCTTTAAATAGTATTTTCCCTCTTCAATGTCTTTTTTAATTTTAACAAGGCGGCATCGACCAGTTGCTTGGCGCGAACGGTGCTGACCTGATGGCGCTTTCCTATCTCTTCTAGAGTCATGGGACCATGTTTCTGGATGGCGATTGAGGTACAATTATAGTCCTCGGGGTACTCTATGTGTAAGCGACACTCCCTATTCTCACATAGTGTACTTTTTAAATAACATTCTGCTGCACAATCTTTCATCATAATATCCTTTATAAGTCTGGTAAATCCTCTTCTAGTATATCGAAGATGTTTTCAATCTCTTCTTCTGTAAGAGCTAAGTCTCTCATGAGCTGGTCGCCCTTTTGTCTTAATTTTCGTGACTTGTTCACTTTTCGTTTAGCTTGAACTTTCTTATTAATTTTATATTCATCTAAAAATTCCATGAACAACTTGTCTTGACTTAAGTACGATTCCACACACATCCTAAAAAACTCTGATTGCGTCTTGATGTCATCATAGTACAATCGAATCTTCAAGTCCTCGTGCAACTTTGAATGAAGCCCAAAGGACAAGATAGAGTGAGTTTTAGGAATTGGTTTCATCGGCTTAAGATGTGAGTGGCGCTCTCTACTTGCCCGCTGCTTGTCTGGCGCACAAAGTGTGCTTTTGCTTGTAGTTCGGAAATGCTGCGCGCGCCTGAATAGGACAATCCGCTCCGGATTCCTCGCTCAAGCTCTGCCAGCACATCCGCGACCGGTCCCTTGCATGCCACCGTGGTGGCGATACCCTCTAGGGATGCCGTCTTACCTCGCCATTCTACCTGGGCATCCTTACTTGCCATACCTCGGTAAGCCTTAAACTTACCATCGCGAGTGTTTAGGATATCTCCAGGAGTTTCATCAGTACCGGATAACAAAGACCCAAGCATAACAAAGTCAGCGCCAGCTGCAAGAGCCTTAACAATATCACCCGAGTTTCGGATTCCGCCGTCAGCAATGATGGGGACGTCCCGGTCTGACTGCGCACAATCAAATATTGTTTGAAGTCCTGGCATGCCGTGGCCAGTCTGAACCCTAGTTGAACAAATAGAACCGCCGCCAATATTGCAACGCACACTATCGGCTCCCCAATCGACCAAATCATTATAACCCTCCAAGGTGGCAACATTGCCAGCCATTATGTGAACGTCGTCTCTAAAAGCCTTGCGTAATTCACTAAGAGCCGTCTTCATTAGTACATGATGCCCATGGGCTACGTCCACACACAGAATGCGCACACCGGCTGCATACAAGGCTGTCGCTCTATCTAAATAGTCTCCCGAAGTACCTATCGCGGCGGCGACAGTGGCGCCCTGTAGGCTTGCCTTGTCGCTTTGCAGCCTCTGTTCGTGGATAGAGTTGTATCTGTGAATGATCGCCAGACCTCCATTTGCTGACATAGCCGCAGCCATTTCAGACTCACTAACTGTATCCATTGGACTGGCAACAATTGGAAGCCGCAGCTCCACATCGCCTAAGCGGGAAGTAAGGGATACTTCTTTTCGTGATTTGATGTCAGAGTACTGAGGTACTAACAGAACATCATTATAAGTTAATGTTTCTCTCACTGTTCTTTCTCTAATCTTTCTAATACTAAATCCCAGCAACGTGGGCAGGTAAGGCGCACCCGGTCTTCGTTAACCATGACTTGCCATGTCTTAACTGTTTCAGCATTTCGCTCGAACTCAGTCCCACAAACAGCACATTCCATGGAGTGATCAAGAAAGGCAGCTGCGCGCTTTTGCAGTTCAGCTTGCGCTTCTCGGCGCTCTTGCTTGCGTTGTCCTGGTTTGATTCTACGTAGCTTTTTCATTTATCTTTAAAAACTCTCTATATTCTTTACTAAGTTTATCATAGTATCCTGTTTGGCGCAAGGACTTATGAGCCTTATTTAACACTTTTTTATCTGCAATATTAATCAGAAAATAGGGCGCCTTTGATCTCGGGTTAAATCCATTGATAGATACCCTATCCTTTGGATTAAAGCATATTGATTTATAGTCGCGTAATCCATGAAACCTCAACAACTTGTTTACGAATATCTGAAACGCTTTTGTCTCATCCTTTGTCAGCTCTTCTTCAAGTGCAAACAGGGCAGACTCATAATCAGACTCAGCAAATTCCATCATCAACTGTTCTAGGTTCTTGTCTCCTATCACGCCAATCATTAGCTTATTAGCATCTAGCTCAGGTCCAGCAAAAGGACACACAGCCATGTTATTAAACTCTGGTCTCTTTTGATTGAGAACATTATTGATGTAATCAGCTATTTTTTGTTTGTACGAACTTGACATGACGCTTTAGGTACCACTCCGCTTTCTTTAAATCTTCAATATTATCTTCTGATTTCTTGCCGGCTCTTGAAATGTATTTGACGACATTACCAAGATGAAAGTTTAAATCCCACGCTTCAATAACTTTAATTGCTTCATAAGTGTTGTCCTCGCCGCCATAATGTCCTGGGTGATTTACTTTTTCAGTCACTCTTCATCCCCTAAATAATCCCGTCAATAACACCGAGTTCAAGGGCTTCCTTCGCTGTCATATACCAGTCAACCTTGTTCTTGAGGACTTCCTTAAGTTTCTTCTTTGGAATCTCAGTGCGAGCGAGGGTGATCTTTTCAATCATCTTTTGGAGTCTCTTTGTTTCTTCAAGGCTTTCCTCCATGTCCTGCACCTTACCACGGAACCCCGTAGAGACCTGATGGTAGAGTGGGGTGGAGAGCTTATAGCCAAACCGCTTGTGTCCGGAAATAAGAATCATAAATCCGCAAGACATGGCACACCCCGTGACAATCGTATGAACCGGAGTTTTACTCTTCTCCATGACACCCAGAAGCCCCATGCACTGATAGACAGCGCCACCATAGGAATCAATATAGATCTCGATAGGCTTGGGCACATAGTCAATATCATTAATGGCATAAAGTTTCTTGAGGTAAGCATCACTCTTATTGATTTCAATAATCGACTTAGTGAGTTTGTTCATGGACTCCTGGCTTACCTGTTCAGGAAGATACAAGGTCCTTGCTCGTGGCTTAGGTAGCGTGCTGCTCATTTGCCCGTGCTCCCCAGGGCACCATCACCTCTGTTCGAAATGGTAATGGGGTGCCATTCGTAAATGTCTGGTGTTGCCGAAGCAACGAATCGGGCGTGAACCACCGGGACGATGACCGCCTGGGCAACCTTATCGCCGGGCTCAATAACACGAGCAATCTTCCCGATGTTATGGAGATTAACAAACACCTCTCCATCATAGCCACTATCCACCACACAGGCACCCACCAAGAGTTGATTCTTGGCAGCCATGCTGGAGCGGTTCTTAACCTCCATCATGTATCCATGTGGAATGGCAAACCGACAGCCGGTAGGGACCAGAACACTTTCGCCTGGTTCAATACGCATTCCTCGAACGGATGCGTCCTCCGGACTCCATCTGAGGTCCAGCCCTGCATCACTGGGGTTAGAGCGTGTTGGGGGAAATACATTCCCGTGAATCATATGGTACTGCAAAATCACTTTATTCTCCTATGCTAGCAATCTTAAGTTTCGCCGAATTGATCGGGTGGAAAAGCCCCATGTTGGATCATACTCCAGTCGAGCCATGTAGGGTCGATTAACAAAGATCTTATCCTTGCCTTCAATAATACCCCAACATCTGAACTTTGTCAACACCGAGTTTGAATCAATTACTGAAACAATCCAATAGGGCTTTCCGTTCTTTGTTTTCTTTTTGATAATCTCGCGTGGAATAAACCACACCAATCCCAACTCGGGATCATAATCCGAAATCGCGGGAACAAAATAGTTCTCCAGCTTCGTGCGCACCGAATCGGTCATCACCAGGTGCATTGGGAAAATTCCGGTCAATGTGGTGAGATTATCAATCTCCTCTTCGACCGAAAATTCGCCTTCGTCTCGATACTCCTCGATGTTCTCCAGGAACTTCTTCTTGCTGTAGACTCGATCCACCGCAACTGCGGACCAGAAGTGCTTGCGACCGGAGAATCGTTCATCGATAAGACTATTCATAGCCCCCGAACGTACCAGCACATCAAGTGCTTTTTTGTTTAATTTCGAATAAACTATATTTTCATTGAATAAAAAGTCCTCGACATCCGTAAAGGGGCGATTGTCCACAATCTGCTGGATCGCTGCATCGCCCAGCCCCTTGAGTCCGCTCAAAGGCTGATATAGTCTCTTGGGGTCGTCGGGGTCGATCTCCCATACAAAGGACGAAGTGTTCACATCGGCTTCCACAATCTCAAAGCCATTCTGCTTCGCGATATTAATTGCCTTCTCCTTGCGCTTCTCGGGCTCCTTGTCGAGAAACGATGCCATCCACTCAACCGGGTAGTAATTGTAGAGCCATGCGCACTGGAACGAGATTGCCGAGTACGAGATAGCATGCGACTTGTTGAAGCCGTAGCCCGAGAAGTACTCGAAACGCTCCCACATATCCTGGGCTTCATACTGGCGAATCCCCTTGTCCACACAACCCGTGATGAACTTGTCCTTGAGTTGGTTCTTGAGGCGAGCGCCCTTGCCTGTTCCCTTCTTGGTCAATACCTTTCGGAGCATGTTGCCCTCGTCTAGACTCAAGTTCTTTCCGAGCTTGTGAGCGAGCAATGCGATCTGCTCCTGGAAGATAAGGAACCCGTATGTTTCCTGTGTTACCTCCTTAACGTGCTCGTTGATATAGTCAATCTCGTGTGGCATGCCCTTAGCTTGAATGTACTGCTCGTGCACGTTGGCTGAAAGTGGACCTGGTCGATAGATCGAAGTGATGGCGGAGATGTCAACTAGGCTCTTCGGCTTCGCGTTTGCGCAGAATTCCTGTGCCCGCCCTTCGGTAAACTGAAAAATTCCGGCGAAATTACTCTTGTGGAAAATATTCCTATACACTCGTTGATCGTCAAAATCTATCTTATCCGGATGGAGGTGCTCATCGTAAAATGCCTTGACCTCCTCAAACGTAGGCTCTGGAATGTCATGGTGTCGCTTTAGGATATGTCTAATTGCACCCTCGATCATTCGAAGTGTTGAGAGCCCCAACAGATCAAACTTAATGAATCCAAGCGGCTCCAAGTGTCGAACGTTCTGTCCCTCCGACCACGGCGACTGTCTCACGCCACCCGAACTAATGATCGGCATGTGCTCATTCAAGTCGTCGGCGATCAAGACACCCCCCGCGTGACGGGAACAGGAACGAACCTGACCGACAAGCGCCTCAACGTGTGTCTTGATGTGCGGATACTTTACTAGGAAGCCGCGAAGAGA